CCACCCATTCCAGGAATTAGCGCAGATAACGCTGAACAACCAGTCAGGGATAGTGTAATTAATATAGTCGCTAATACCTTTTTCATATTAGACCTGTCTATCTGTATTTAGATTTTCAAGAATAGACGCATCAATGTTTGATGAGTTAGTCCCCACTAAGGGGTCTGTTTGGATTTCTGCTTTACCTTCTTCATCATCATAGTCAGTAGGTAAAATGTCATTTTGTTTAGCAATAGACAAGAAAGTAGAGCGTGGAATAATACCTTGTTGGTACCAGTCCGTAATTAAGCGCATCCAATCTGCACCCATAGGTGTAGGGTTGAAGTCAGCACTCAACGTATACTCAATGTCTTCATCTTTTAAGCCTAGGCCATACTTCCAATTAAGCATAACAGTAATAACTGACTGCATAGTCTTTGAAACTTTAGTATTTAACAAACCTAGTTGTGCTGTCTGAGCAGCATTACGAATCTCTAAAGCTACGCCAGACTGTGCTCCACCCTCTGGTGAAAGCATACGAATACCCATTTTAGCCATCTCTTCAACAGTAGCTGAAATAGCTTTCTCCATGTCAGAGAGTGAGTTGGTAGGCGTCTCTAGCGCTTTAATTTGATCATCCTTGCGTAAATGAATCCATGTACCGAGACCAGCTGAAGTAATCTCTTCAAACTCCTCATCAGTCATGTCAGACATCACCACAGGCGTGTAAGTTGCTGCACCATATAGCAGGTGATTCCTACGTGAAACTTTGTTGTAGAGGGCTACCTCTCGATCCACTAAGGGTAGTAGAGCAGGTTCAATAGGGTCTACTTGACCGTTAAGCGGAAAGGCAGGAATGAAAGGCATTCTTTCACCTTGCATTAAAGGCTGCTTAGAGTCTATTAGTGTCCAATCTTGTGTAGTTAAAGATTGTTGATACTGTGAGCGTAACTCACCATTAACAACACCAATAGTATCGTTAGTATCTTTACGTTGATAGTAGTCAATCTGAAGCATACCAGAATCATCTAAGAAATAGTGTGACACCGTGTCCACATAGTCGGGATGGAAGTCGTTCTTAGAGTAGTCAGCTACATAGTATCGCAATATTATGCTTATAAGCACTTCTGAGTTGCTTGCTCCTGCTTTAGCTTTACGCCAGTTAATAACGTTCTCTGCCTTAACCATCATTGCATATGGATTAATCATAGCAAGCTGTTCACTTGTTAGTGACTCATAGTTAGGCACTTCAGGGTAGTCTACAATAACCCATGCTCTGCTAGTTTGTAGCTCTTCCCAAATAGCTTCATCAAGGAAGGATAGCATAGACATACCATCAGCACTAAAGTTATGCTCTAACCAATTCTTTGCATCTTCTGGGACGCTATCTGGCAGTGACATTAAAGGGTTCTTGCGTAACAAACCACCAACAAGCACTTTAGCGTATTGTGACGTTAGACCTGGAAGTTCCGCTTCAGCACGATAAAAGTTATATTGAGCTTGGCTCATCTTTGGGCTGAAGGGTAACAGTAAATTCTTGTAGGTATAAACATCAATTAAATCATCATATGCTTTAGCCTGAGACTCCCCATTAAGGACAGCTCTTGATCGCTCCCACAGAGTCCTTAGAGACTCATATGCAGCACATGGATCACCAACCGATTTGGATGCTGCCTTGCTGCTTGTTGTTGTTAAGTTTGACATTACTTATCCTCTTAAAGTTTTTCTTTCTCAAACATCTTAACTAGTTGTCCAACAATATCTGAACGTACTACATCGTCTGAGTTAAACTCGACAATAGGAATTTCAATTCCATTACGTTGACACATATTAACAAGAGTTAAAATACCTGTACCGTTATTTGTATCACTCTGAGCAGGGTCACCACAGAGTACCATCTTAGAGTTTTCTCCAAGCCTTGTTGTAACGGCTTTTAGTTCTTCAATGGTTAAGTTCTGACACTCGTCTACAATAACGAGCGCATCTTTATAGCTTCTACCCCGAATAGTCTCAAGGGGTTGAATTTCAATAGCATCTTTAGCAATTAGATAATTATAAAATGACTTACCAAAGCAATCTTCCAATACACTAGTAATGGGCATTAACCAAGGNGCCATCTTCTCCTGTACAGTGCCTGGAAAGGCTCCAAGAGTACGACCAGTACCTACGTTAGCTCTACTTANAATAATCTTTTCATATTTACCCGATAGGTATAAATTAGCAACTTGAGATGTACTGCAGTAGGTTTTACCTGTACCTGCACAACCAATTGTTACAGTAATTGGATACTCTCTAATATTGTACATCAAATCATCTTGTTTATCATTCTTAGGCTGTATATGAAATTTTCTTGGAGTACGTGGACGTATATCTTTTTCAGCCTGCGCATTTAGCGGAATAATGTTAGATTCAATTTTATCTCTGCGAGTTACTCTTTTAGTTCTTGCCATTAAAGCTCCTGTGATTGTTAATCTTTATATCGGTTAGTCCACTTAACCCAATATGCCCAATAAGCAGCACTTAGTCTGCCTCTTTGTATATCTTCTTTATGTCTTGCATACCAAGCATCTCGCCTAGCTTTGTATGATTCTGACTCTCCCTCTTTCTTAGGAGAGCCACTAACACCTTGTGATCCAAATCTAATTAATCTAATNGTATCGCCCTGTTTAGCCAACACCATATGAGACTTCTCTGGATGACTTGGTGTGCGCTTAGGCTTGTTGTAGCCTTCAAAGGTTTCACCTTGATANTCAATTGCCATGTTTNCTCCTAAGCATATAGATCATATTTATTGTCTTGAATAGTAGATAATGTACCGTCAGCCTCGTATACTTGGGGCACTGGAATAACTCTATCTACAGTCTTAGTTGTGTAGGAATTATCCTCATTACTAAACATTNTATATTTTACACGTTGTACAGTAACGTTATAGTAATGAANCCATGTACTAAAGTTTATTGTCATATCCCCTCCAACATATATTTAATAGTGTACTCTTTTAAATACACTAATAAATAGGCACACATAAGTATGCCATATTATTTTTAGCCGACTACTTTGTCAGCTAGTTCACCTTGCGNCTCTGCTTGAAGNTGCGCTTGGGCAGTCTGCTGGACTTTATTAAAAAGTGCGGCTANTTGTCCATAAGGCAATTGAGACATTGCTTGCAATACAATTTCAACTTCTTTAATTTCTAGTTCTAACTTAATCATTTATATTTCCTTTTATTTTGTTTAACCTTAAGAATGTGCTTGTCTTTCCAAGCAGTCAGACGCCTTTACGTAGCGACAACGTCCCTAAGGTAGTGGGATTCTAGTAGTACCGGTTCTCTAGATGGAACTGTTTAATCCAATAATGCAGGTCTTCTTTCTGTTGAATAACCTTATTGGATAAGTACTTTTTAAGTCGAGACTCGTAAGTCTCTTGTTCGAATAGATCACTAAAGATCTTTTTAAGCTTATCAATCATGGCTACCTCCGTACATNTTACGGTAGTGTGCAGCCTTAGCTGTTTGCATGATTATTANTGATCGCAGTATAGCTTTAANAAANCTATGGATCATTTTGATTTGTCCTTAGATACAAATCCGTATAATTCCTGAGCCTTACTCATAATGTCATTAAAGTTGTACATTTGAGGAACAATCTTNCGAATCTCTTCAATAGAGGCTCTGTTAGTTTTNAAGGTCTCTTGATATACGATAGTAGCAAGGTCACATTGACGCTTGTACTCTGCATCTAAGTAATCTTTAGCCATTGCTAAAAGATCTGTACGTAATTCGTAGGGGTTTTTATTGGACATAGTAGTCTCCGTGTGTGTTGTGTTTTAATCAGTCTAGTAACTGATAGGCTTCTCTTGCATCTGCTCCGCATTCAGGGCAAATAGCATACTTTGGTAGGTCTGTAACCTTACCCATCTCTTCTTCATCGTGGATGTGTCCACAAATTTCGCATACATATTGATTCATAAGTTTCCTGTGTGTTTAAGTAGCAATTAAACCATAATCAATGCCTGATTCATCCATTACTTCATCTAGATAATATTCTTCAATAAAATAACCAATTTCAGGATCAATTACATTAGGCGCTGGTAAGTTAATATTCTTTTCAATATACTTCTCTAATGCGTAAATTAAGGTAGCCCCGCTTAAAGGTTTACCATCTTCCCCAATTGGGTGCGGCACTGTGTGCGTCATATAATGAGGTAGCTCAATATCAATTGAGCCATCTGAATTCTTTTTTAAAAATTGAAAATCCATAGTAGGCCTTAAGGTTTAATATAAGTGTTAAATTGAAGAGAAAAACGCTCTCTACTACCACCCGTCCAAGGAAAACTCTGATATGCAGCTGTCGGATTAATTAATAACCAAGCGCCTCCGTTATTATACCATGCTGCGTCTACCGTAACTCTAGCGGTATCTGCAGGCGGTGTACCTATCATTTGTACATGCCCATTTCCGCCACCAGAAGAAGCGCCATATTGTATACCTTTGGGATAAGTAATAGCAGCGCCAGTGTTTCCTGAATAACCTGAAGCAAAGTAATTCCAATACCCAGGAATTAAAACACAAGCTGCCCAACTACCTGAATTACCTGCGGTTCTATTCCAAGTTACGCTTGCAGACTTAATACTTTTAAATGGAAGGGGCACACGTACCAAGTAAATCTTTACATCAACAGGAAAAGTCAATGCTTCAATGACAGTTGTTGCAACCGGGCCGTTTTCATCGTTTACAGTTATAGTTGCATTACTAGCAGAAGAACTAGTTACAGAAAAAGCCATTGTTGAATTATCAGAATCTACAATTAAATCGTGTTTATCAGTTGGAAACGTAAAGTTTACTGTTGAAGAAGATACGTATCTAGCGTAAGGGTTGTTTACAAATCGAACATCACTAGCAGGAGTGGCAGGCCCACCAATACCCTCTGGATTAAAACACCATTGAAATTGATAGTTTCTTGCCTCTAACATATAGTCTAATACTAGCTCTCTAGTTAAATATGTTTTACCTCTAAGATCAGACATAGAGATAGTCGATGATGGTTTCTTTGCAAGTGCTCTTACTGTTGTGTCATTTAACGTGAGTGTTACATCTATTTCTCTTTGTATCTCTACGTTTACATCACTCATATTTAAGATACCTGTTGCTGGTAAAGTCATAATTTTCCTTAAAACATAAATCCGCTTGAAGTAGCCTTAGTGCTTGCTCTTACTGGGAAGAGATATTCGATAGCATATCTTAACGCATCAGTCCAGTGTTCTACACCTTCTGACTTACTAATCTGTGCTGTGTTAATATTATTTTCCATCCATACTGTTCGTTCAAGACTCTTAATAGTCGATGCTGCGTTAGGATGGATAAACATATCAATGTCACCAGCAGCATTTAAAAACTTACGATTAACAGCGTTCACACTGTCAATTATTGGCGGTGCAGCAGAACGAGCTATAGTACGAATACCATATGACTCTAAAATGGAAAAGTCAGTAGCACCTGCCACTGCACTTGTTTTTCTAGCTCTACCAGCTGGATCAGGATATGCATATACCTTGTGTCCTTTGTCTAAATATTTATCTTTAATCTTTCTAGCTAAAGATTCTGTATCTAATACATTCTGTATATCTTCAAGGATGTGTACCTGATTAGCTCTTACTGCAAATACTACTGCAGCCATGATTCCAATGTTAAAGTCGATAGCAATATGTACATCTTCATAACGCTTAGTACTATCATCCCTAGAAAAGTAGGGAAGAGTAGAATCAATATGAGTCTTCCTATTGAAAGTATAAAACACTCTGGCTCCTGATTCTTCAGGGTTGGCTTCGTACTCTCTTTTGAATTTAAGTGGGTCAATAGTCTTTCTAACACGCTCAATCTCCTCATCAGATAAGTAAGGAGAGTCNTTATANGTATAGTGGAAGTGTCTCCATCTATCATCTATCGTACNCATGTTAGTGAGATCATAGAAGTATGTAAAACCTTTAGGCGTACCAATAATAAGAGCCTTATGATTACCGGGCCAGCGTGTCGTCAGAGTTGGTTGAATNACAGACTCCCAAGACTCTTTAAGTCCAGGCTTNCCTACCCAATCCTCAACCTCATCACATACAACAAAGTATTGACCTGATCCGCGCATACGCTCGGAGGCTTCATAAGACCATAGCTTAAGCTTCACATTACCCGGAAACCAAAATGTTCCAGAGGCTAATGAGTGTTTATTGGCGTAGTAGTCTAGACCTAACTCATAAGCTAATAGTGGAAAATAAATATCACATGCTTGCTGATATGTCGGACAAATCAACGACACATTCTTATTAGGCATGTTGGCTGGCATCTGCATTAATTCACCTACAGCTAAAGCCGCTGCAGACGCTGCAAGATAAGACTTTCCAAAGCCTCGTGCAGCCATTACTGTAGCATACTTCACTGTATTTGGTTCAGCAAATAGATATTTAATAATATCCGACTGACCTTTATGTAATACGACTTCTGCCATTTATTTTCCTTTTACTTTTATTTTACTCGTGATAAAAAATCCTTATCAAACCTGTTAAGCCAATAAGTTTTTCTTATCAGTATTACTTCTTTTTCTTTTTATTTTTCTTAGAACGTTCATTACGCTTTGGCAATTCTCTATACATAATTCACCTTTCTTTAAGCCAATAAGTTTTTCTTATTAGTCTTCTGTGAGTTTAATAATCAATGGCCCTTTGCTCACATCATCAATCTCTGTTCTCTCTGGAACAGGACGATAACCGTACTTCATCAAATTATTAACAATAGTCGCTTGAGTGTTAATAAAGCCTTGCATTGCCATAGCCGAGTAGCGTGTTTTACCCGCGTCCATATCCGCAATACGCTGATCAATCTTATCAAATTGTTCAATAAGCTTTTCCATAGGATCAAAGCGCAATTGTGTTAATCGTGCTGTTGATGCCTGCATTGAATATTTATTCTTAGACCCCAAAGGTCTGCCTTGTCCATTCCCCGCTCCCTTTGGAAGATTAGGGTTGCCTTTTCGCTTCTTCTTTGGGGGTTCGTCAGGAATGACAGTCTCTTTATTAGTATCTGTCATAGTTTTCCTTATTTGTATGTATAGAGAAAATAAACCATATAGCCTAAAAGGGATATGCCAACTGCAATTAAAATAGATCCAGCCACTAATTCAAATAGCTGTCTTATTCTTTGTTTTCTTTTTCTTTCAGCTGCGTCTCTATCATCTTTAATTGTCTTTCTCATTCTAATCATCTTAACATAAGTCTCTTCATCGTACCTATACATGATTAGCTCTCTTAACTCTTTCTCCATTTGATATAACTTTTGCTCTGCAACTACGGCATCCATTGCTTCTTGTTCTACACTACCAGCACTCAGTAGCTTCCTAAACAAGGGTGGATTTTTAGCCCTAGCTTTTGACTCATTAATACTCGATACCGCTGAGAACCACTTTCCAAGTGTCCCACCCATATCTTCTAACTCTCTTCCAACTTCTATACCCTTTTTAATGGCATTAAAGGCTGCGGATGCTACCATGAGTGATGCAGAGATAGGTTCCATATCAAGACCCTATGCCTTTGCTGATCAACATATTTCTTAAATGCGTTAATTCAGCGTTAGCAGTGGCTAATTCTGTTTTTAGCCCCGCTACCTCTCTCAACAATTCTTCTTTATCACTAATTAATATTTCTACTCTCTGTGATAGAGCTTCTACCCTTGAAATAAGAGATATTAAGTATCGATCTTGATGCTCTTGTCTTCTCTTCTTTCTTGTGATAAGATAGTTCCAGAAACCTACACCACCAAGGACACTAGATACAGCTGCTATAATAGCTTCTCCACTAAATTGTGTCATAATTTCCCCTTAGTTAGTATACTTATTCTTTAACGTCCCCTGGTGGTTTTAATACTTTTCTTTTAATTTATGATGATGATCTAGGTCTTTAAGGAGTCTTTAAATATATCTTTAAATATCTTATATAGCTCTCCCTATATATTTAGGGCCGGTCTTCTTTAACGTCCCCTGGTGCAAGTCTATGAATTTAAACAAAAAAAAAAATAAGAGAAACCCCTCCGAACTACCCCTAAGACCCCGATTAAGGAGTCAAAGAGATAGCC